TCATGTTGGAGATATCAACACCTTCAAGTTCAAAGAAGTCTTCGTCAGTAAGTTCTCTGTACCCACGGTAGAAATACTTTGCAAGACCTGCATACCGACGTTTCATCAGTTTCTCAATCCGCACATCCTCCACAATATTGACAAAGGAGTGGGGGATGCCGTCGGGCAGGTCTTCGTTAGGAGTAAAGAGTGCATGACCAACTTCATGTCCTACGAGCATGTCATAGACATCGTTACTGGCCTTGTCCCAGATAGGCAAGACCAGGACGCGAGTCTCAACGTTGAACTGTGCGGTAGGACAATTCTTATGTTCAACAATCAGATCCTCAGTCGCCAGAAGTTTGGCGAGTTGGGACTTGATTTCATGACGTACAGAAGACATAAGGTGCGTTTCGTATGGACTCATAATACGACGAAACCGCCTTGTCAGGGCGGTTCTTGTGACGCTTCTTGAACTGTCTCAGGGCTTCTCTACGAGCTCTCATCGCCTGAGGTTTGAGAGTGGGCTTCTGTTCTTTACGTGAGTGATGTTGCCAATTGGGGGTTGTCATAGAACCATCCTGGAAAATCCTTTGACTTTTTCAAAACGAATCAACCCATCAAATTTATCATGCAATGACTCTTTGTGGGAGATGACAAAGATGTTTGCGCCTTTGATGACAAATCTTACAATCTTAAGGAACTCTTCAGTTCCCATTCCATCCAGAGAACTATCAAACACTTCGTCCATGATAAGGAGGTTTGTATTTACTGAGTTCTTGAACCTAGCAACTTCTCTCCATGTGAAGAGAAGGGCTAGGTCAATTCTCATTTTTTCACCTTCACTGAACGATGCATAAGAAAAGTTTTCGTGAATGGGAGACTGCACCGTTTCATTGAACTCTTCATCTAGTTTGAAGTTGATGTAAAAATCCATCATCTGGAGATACTTATTAACCTGTTGGTTGATAAGTGGAAGATACTTTTTAATGATCTTGGTTTTTACACCACCATCTTTGAGAAGAGTATATGCAAAATCGTGATACTGGATTGTTTGTTTTTTCTCTCCTAATAGTTCGTAGGTTTCTCTTAAGTTTTTATTGAACTCGGCTAATTTCTCATGTTCAGAATTTCTGTTTTCAAGTTGAGTGGTAATAGTTTGAATTTCCGACTCAAGATCTCTGACTTGTCTTTGGTATCCAGAGATTTTAACATTGTTCTGAGAAATCTCATTCGTTAGTTTTGTTACCTCTTTAGAGAGTTTAAGGAATTGACGCTCTCGTTCCTCTTCTTTTTGAATCGCAGTCTCTAGTTCTTGGAACCCAGACTCTAACTCCTCCTTCTTATTATGAGCGTCCTTAATTTTATTTAAGCGAAACTCTTCTTCAATACCCTGTGTACAGGTAGGGCATACCGTATTTTCGTTAAAAAACTTATGCTCCTTGGTAACTGTAGATACTTTGTTAGAGATTTTACCTTTCAAATTTCCAAGTTTCTTCAACATTGCAGAAGAACTTTCATAACTCCGCATCACCTTTTGGAAGTCATCCATCTCTTCTACCAGTTTGATATTGAGATTCATCGCATCATTCTCTTCTTCCAAAAGAGTCTGAATCTTAGATTCTTTATCTGCAATATTCTTCTGAGCCTGATTCTCTAGTTCCTCAATAAAGTTCTGTTGCATCTGAACTTTATCTTTCAAAGAACTCTTTTTCAGTTCCAGAGTTTTGACTTGATCCCGAACAGTACGGATCTTGTCTTTGATGATCATGTTCATCGCAGAGAAGATTTTGATATCAAGAAGATCTTCAATCACTTCACGACGACTGTTGACAGGCAACTGCATGAAGGGAACAAAAGTCGATGAACCCAGAATCACAATCTGAGTGAAAGACTTATAGTTCATCTTCAGAACATTCTGTTCCAACCACTTCTGTTGAGTTCCAACATCAGCCATCTGATCCAACACTTTCCCATTGCGATGGA